TCGCATAACTACTCGTACATTTTGCGAACCGTCGATATCTCCCATATCAATAACTTTGCACTCATTCATCTCATTCATTAAACCAGTCGCAAAGTACAAGTTTGAAGTTTGAGAAAGTAAAGCAGTATTTGAAGCAAGTCCGTTAGCTAAGAATATTTTAACACCGTCAAAATACAAGTCATTCAATACTTGGTTGTTTCCTTTGTTATCGTAACCGTTTGCACCTACACCTGAAGCAGCAAAGCCACCTAAAGCACGAACGTAAGCTCTATAAATGTTATTAGAAACATACAAAGTTAAATCTTCTTTACCGTACAAAGCAGCTGGTAAAGCGTCAACGATAGAACCTAATTGAGCAACAACGTTAGTAGCGTCAACAGTAGTACCAGCAATTTCTTGAGCCGCTGGCAAAGAAGCATCAGTAGTTAATTGTGTCATGATACCAGCGAATTGTCCAGCAGTTGCGTTAACACCTCTCCAAATAGAAGTTTCCATTCCAGCAGCAACTTTTTCAGCAGCGTGTGCGATTAAGAAATCAGCAAATGATTTAGGCAATACGTCGAACGCAGAATATCCCATTTGAATAGCATCCCAATCTTGTCTAAAATCAGATTTACACAATTGTAAGTTAACTTGAAAAGATTCAGGTTGAAGAATTTTTTCAGTTAACGTTACTGTTGAAGTAGGGTCAAAATCACAAGTTGCGTTTTTGATGATGTCATCAGTAGCTACTCGTTTGATTACTTGTTTGTACTTAACGTTAGGCATAATAGTAATACCGCCTTTCTCCAAAGTTGGAGCACTTAACAAAGCAGCAGCGATATATTTTCCAGCGAACTCACCAGCATACGTAGTTGTAATGCTTTGAGTAGTTGATAGGTTAATTTTTTCCATTTTATTTAATTTTTTATTTTATTTATACTACGGTTAAAGTAATTGCACCAGCAGAAGTACCAAGTCCGAAAACATACCAGTTTGTTCCGTCACCAACTAATTCTACAAAGTCACCGATTGTGTCAGCAGAAGCTGAAAATGTAATCGTGTTTTCGTCTGCTCCCGGTACGTTTGTACTGTTCACGATAACACCACCTTGAATTTTGCTTGTAGCCGCTTTAATCGTCCATGCAGTAGTAGCGAATAACGCACCTACTACAAACTTGTAAGATTGTCCAGCTCCATCAGCAACCGCTGGTAGTGTAATTTGCGCTCCAGCAGCAGCGTTTAAGATAAATACTTTACCGCTATCTTCAGCAGTTAAAGTTGTTGCACCTGTCAATGTTTCAATTACACCTACTTGACGTAAAGAATCATTTGAGATACTTGTTAATGTTGTACTCATTTTTTATTGTTTTTTAAATTATTACTTATTTAGTTTGTTTAAAACTGAATCCATAATGGTGCGTGGTCTTCTTGACGCAATTTTAATAGATTCTACTTTGTTTTCGTTTTCAGGGTTGAAAGAAATTGGTTTAACTTCTGAAAGTTCTACTTCTTTTTCTTCTTTCAATTTGCTTAATTCAGCTTTTAAAGTTTCGTTTTCAGATTGTAGTTTTTCGATTTCAGAAAAGAAAGTTTCTTTAACTACTGATTCGATAGTTTTTTTAGGAGCTGCTTTTGAAGTTTCCATTTCTTCTTTCTTCTCAGTTTCTACTTCTACTTCTGCTTCAGGCTCTTCTACTTCTTCTTCTTCTACTTCTTTCTCTTTAACTTCAGCAATGATTCCTTCTTCTACTACTACCAAAATACGTCCGTCTTCCATTTCGTATTCTCCAACTGGAACAGGTATTTTTTGTTCGTCTTCTGTTACGATAAAGATTTCGTTTCCTCCTTCGAATACATCAGCTTCTAAAACTGTTACACCGTCAGCTAATTTCATTTGCTCAAGTTTTACTTCCATTCCGAGCAAAGTTTTGATTTGGTTTATTAGGCTATTTTTCATTTTTATTTATATTAAAATTCATTTACTTTATCTATTGTTGCACTTAATGCTTCCCAAGATTTATTAACTTCATTATAATTAGGTATTGAAGTAGGATTAATTCCTAAGTCTTTTGCTGTTGCTTCAATCTTATTAATTAATTTTGATTGAGTATCTAAAACTGATTTACCACCTTTTGATTCAGTCTGCATTTTTTTATATGCATCTTCATATCCTTTAATTGATAGATTAATAGCATCACTTGCTTTTTGTAAAAAAACAATAGACTGCTTTAAGTCATCTGCTAAAGCTAAATTAACTTCGTGTTTTGCTAACTCTACGTTGTCAGCTCTAAATAATTTTTCGTAAATTACTTTTTTCGTATTCATAACTTATTAACTTTTAATTTTTTACTTGTTCCTTTTTTAGTTGTTTTGACGAATGATAGTTCTTACTCCGTCTATTTCTGTAATCGTTACGTTTTGTGGCGTTACACTCGCTGTTTTACCTATGCCTTGAGCTTCTAAGCTACCGTCGCAACATTTTTTTGAGTATGTTCCGTCTTTACATAGACATCCTCTTTTGCCACCTCGTGGACTTACTTTACTTAGTGTTCCCATTATTATTTATCCTTTTATTTGTTGAACATTTACTTGTTTTACTGCTGCAATACCATCATTTAATGATTTTGATCTTGTTGACAGCATATCAAACATTTTTTGAGATTCAGGACTAATTGGAAGACCTAAATCTTTAGTATTTGAAATTAATGTGTTTACTAATTTTAACGCTGAAGCATTTTCACCTTGAGCTTTAATTAAAGCATCAACGGCTTCTTTTGCTTTTGCATTAATTATATTTAATTTTTGATTTGCTGCTAACCATGCTTTTTCAGAAGCCGTAACCATTTTTTGAGCATCTTGTAACAATCCTAATTCAACTTCGTGTTTAGCTAATTTAATTTCGTTAGCGTTTGATTCCATCTTTGAAATCATTTTTAAAATGTTATTCACCTTTTTCATATTTATTAATTAAGTCTTTAATTTTTTCAATCATTATTTCGTCTTCACTTTCTTGTAGGCTCATTTCGTATTTGTCTACAAAGTATCCCTCGATAGAAAATCCTTTAACTTCACCCGCTTTTACCTTATTCCAAATCTCATCGTTGTTTACTTTCATTGAAATCATCCAAGTTCCTTTAGGTAAACTAAATCCGTATTTAACTGACTTGTCTAACTTCTCATCTTCAATAATCCAACTTTCTACAACTGACATTCCCTCAAGCATTTTCTTTTCGTGCTCTAAGGTTGCGTTGTTTTGGTTAGCTCTCATTAAGAATAACTCACTTGCTTTACGAACTGTGTCTTCACTGAAATAAATATAGAACTCTTTGTCTTTATTTTTACGATAGATTTGTTTGTTAGGAATTAAAGCAGCACCCATTAAGATACGTTTTTCCGCATCTACTTCTTTCAGTTCTACTTCGTGTTTTTTTAAGGCTACAAAGTTTTCTTCGATTGCTGGACTTTCAACAACTGAAACCGCATTGATACCGCTTTCGATTTTATTATCGTCAATTAGTAATTCTATAATCTCGAACTTTTCCATAATTTCTTAACTTATAAAGTTGCGTTTTGTACTCGATTTCTATCTAAGGACTGAGCAGATGTAACTTCTCCACTTACCACATACGCTTGTACAGGTTGTTGTTGTAAAGTCGCTAATTGGTTTATTCCACTTGTACCTATCGTGTTGAATTGTGCAGTCATTGAAGCTTGTGGGGTTGGTACATCATTACCGCCACCTCCTGAAGAACCAGCACCGCCACCAAAACGTGAATTTGCAATTTTAATAATATTTGCAGCACCTACTGTTGCAGCAATACCAGCTTCAACAAATTGCATACCCGTTGCTAATTTAATAGGATTCCCACCAGCAGTTAATGCACCAGTTACAGCCATTCCTGTATTTGTAATTGCAGCGGCTAAATTAAAAGCTTTTTGAACTTGAAATTGTTTACGTGCATCCTTTTCATTTTTAGTGTTAAACGAACCAGCTAATTCCGATAAAGCACCAAAAGCACTACCAGCAAGTTCAAGCGTTTTCTGTCTTAATTCTATTTTTCTTTGAAGTTCTTTTTCGTCATTTTCTTTTTGTTTAGCAGCAGCCTCATCGGCATATTTTTTTACAATAACAGCTTGTTCTTTATTAAATTGTTCAGTTAATTCTTTTTCAAGTTCAGCATTGTTTTTAGCTGCTTCAAATTTAGCATCATAAGTTTGTGCAAGTTCTAATAATTCTTGTTCTTGTTGTGAGTTCTTTAATTTTTGTAAAGCATTCCATTGCTCATCTTCTAATTTAATTCTTTCTTGTAAAGCAGCTTGGTCTTTATCGTATTGCTCTTTGTTATATTTATTTGTTAATGCAATTAATTCTTTATCTAAATTTTCTTGAATTAATTTTTCAGCAGCAGCGTACTGTTCTTTATCAACAATTTTATCCTTAGAATTTGCGGCTAAATCTTCTTTTTCTCGTTTGTATTTTTCTTCAATTATTGCACGTTCTTTTTGTAAGCCCTCTTGCATTAATTCAATTTCCTTATCTCTATTTTGACGCGTTAAATCAAGTTTATCTTTTTGGTTTTTTTGGGTAGTTTCTACTCTTTTATCTCCCTCTTTTTTTATTACTTCACTAATTGTGTTTTCTGCCTCCTTGTATTTTATTTTTAAATCCAATAAATAAACTTCTGACTCTGCAACAATTTTATCTTGTTCAGCTTTTACAGCCTCAGGATCAGCAAAAAATTTAACAAAACCTTTTCCTGTTTCGTCTAACCATTTTGTTAGTCCAAAATCTTCACCAAGCACTTGACCAATAGCATCAAGACCACCAAACAAACCTTTTAAAAATCCAGCAGAAGCATCCCACATTCCCTGCCAAAACTTAGCCCACCATTTAGAAGATTGAACTTCCGCATCTCGTGTTTTCTTAGCTGTTGCCACTTGTATTTCAGCATTCTTAATCATTGTGTTAAGTTTGCCTAATTGCAATTTCGCAATCTCTTTTTCAGTTTTACCTTGTGCCTTTAATAATTCCCATTGTTTTTCATAAACAGTTAATGCAGTTTTATCCGCTTCAACTTTTTTCTTAGCATTTTTAGCAAGTTTTTCTTGTTCAGCACCAGCACCACTTATTGCTATTTTAATATCATCCCAAAAAGCAACTAAAGAAGCAACAGCAATTACTAAAGCACCAATACCAGTTGCTAAAACACCAGTTCTAATTCCAGCTAATGCAGTTTTTGCAGCTACACCCATACTTTGCCAAACAGGAATAGCCTCTTTTATAGCCATCATTCCCGAAGTAATAGCTAATAATGCGTTTAATTTTAATAAAGTTTCTTGCATAGCTTGTGATTCAACACCAAATAAAGCGATAGCACCCTCCGCAGCACCAAAAGCACCAGCAACACCACCAACAGCTGTTGTTAACTTTTGAGCCATTGGCATTGAACCAGCATCTACTTGTAAATCTACTTGCTGTTGAGTACGCAAATAGTTTTGAGTAGCAGCCATCAAATCTTTATATTCTTGGGTTGCTTGTTTACCAGCTAAAGCTAATTCATATAAACGGTCTTCAGCTTCACCCATTCGTGTTGTCAACGGTTGTAACTGTCCGTAAACTTGTTCGAAAGTACCGTCTAAGTCTGTTGCCGTTTGATTTAATTGAGCATAAGCACCTCTAAGGTCTGTTACTTTTTGTTTAGCGGCTACGGTAGCGGCATTAGTTTCACCAA